CATTAAACCATTGTTTGCATATGAACCGATAACTGCAAAGTTACCAGCTACACCTGCTATGTGGTTAAATGTGGTTGATGGAGTTGTTGCAAATGGAGCGCCTGTTTGAGAACGTCCAAATACACCAAATGCTTCGCCCGGTGTTTGGTAAGCTGAGCTACCAAAGCCGGTAGTAGGTTGAACGCGTGAATAAAATCCATATGCGCCAGAGCCTTCATCAACTGAAATAACTGTACCTGCGTTGATAGTTGATGGGGTTACAGGCGAACTTGCGCTTGCATCTCCACCTGAATATCCAGCTCTAACTGGACCTGAGAAAGTAGTTTTTGACATAGTTTTTCCTTCATACAAAGTTAAGCCTATTAGTCGTGTATGCGTCTGCCGGGACAGTCTAATAAGCCGGGTTACCCGGATTCCCAAATAATACCGGAAATGGCACTATTTGCAAGTATTATAGCATAGTATAAAAAGAAAAAGGGGCCGAAGCCCCTTAATTTAATAGCAGTCTGTTACGATGACCATTACTTGTTCATTACGTACATAGTCACTTCAAAGCCAAATCTCATTTCTGTTGCAGTTGGAGTTGTCCACATAATATTTCCCCTTAAAATTTTATACACACCGTGTGTATGACTTACATATTACGCTTATATTTTGCCTGTGGAATAGAGAAAACCATGAATTACAGGCAAAGAAAAACCCAGCCGAAACTGGGTTTAACTTATTACTTACTAAGCGACAATTAAGCGCCTGGTGAACCAAACATACCAAGTGGATCTGAGAATCCAAATGAATAACGTTCACGGGCTTTGTAACGAACGTTGCCTGTATCAAAGTCACCATCCATAGAGGTTGATAACGGTGTACGGACAAAGTGTTTCATGCCGTTAGGTACATCAGTTGTTAAGAAGTACGCGTCTGGATCTGTTAAATAATGGTTAACTGTGTAACCTTCTGGAATAGATCCGTTGTTTTTAATCGCGTTAATATCGTTATCAGCTGTGCCAACACGTAATTCAGTTTCGAGCAAACGAGTTGCAACGAATTGATTATTAGGTGGAACAATTAATTTACGAGGTTGTGCAGCGATTAAAAGACCACGCTCATCTGTCCAAGCAGCAATTTGAATAACAGCGTTTTCTAGTGCTGTTTCATTTAAGTCTGTTGGAGTTGCTTGCGTGTTGCTGTTTGTACCACCACTAACAAGTGGGTGATCTGTACTAAATAATGCTACGCCATCACCGCCAGCATTTGCGCCGCCAGTAAAGCCATTATTAAGAACTGCAGCAGCCTTAACTTGTTTTGTGTAAGACATAGCGCGAGCTAAAGCCTTTGTGTAACGAGCTGATAGTGTGTCATACAAGTTATCTTCTACAGCTTCTTCAGTTAAGCTGAAGCCAAGAGCGATAGTTTGATGATTGTATCGAGCAGTAAAAGCTTCTTGAGCATTGTCATACGCGATTGCTGAGCCTTCGTTTTTGACTGGTGCTGCTGAGAAACCTGAAAGTTTTGTTTCTTCTTCGAATGAACGTTCTGAAGTCTCTGTTTCGTAGATTTCTTTATGTTCTTCGCCGTAACGTTTATATTCTAAACCAAATAGTGCGTTTAGTCCTGGTAAGAGCTCTTTTAGGAGCTGTGCACGTGAAATAGCCATGTTTTATTCTCCTAGTTAAGCGGCAGCATTGCCAGTTGTTGATAATAGTTGTGACAAGTTAATTTTAACAATTGCTTCTACAAACGCATTTGAACCTGTCGCTGTATCTGTAACAACATCTACAACTCTGAATGGGAAAGTTGCTGTAACCGCAGCTGAACCACCAAAAATAGATGAAGTTGCATTGCCAGTTGTATCATCAGGAGTGCCAACAATACCTGTAACGTTTGTGCCGACAATGTTTCTGCCTGCAGCGGTAATTGTTGAGTTATTACCTGTGATTGCAACTTTAAATACCGCAAATGGATCATCAACAACATAAGCGATAACGTTAGTTACGCCAGAAGCTGGTGCGTATTGCGCTTGAACTGTTTGACCAGTTGAGTTTGTGTATTGAACGCCTACTGCAACACCAAGAATGTTACCTTGTGTTAAATCAGAATCGCCTGATACTGTGCCGCCGATAGCTAAAACAACCGGTTGACCGTTATAAATTGCTTGACCAGATGTTACAGGGTACTGACGTGTAGCACCTGCATATGGTAAGCCGTCTAAACGGTTAATTGGTTTAAAGCCATACGGAGCAGATATGGTTGGATACGCCATAATTATCTCCTTTAAATATTTATATTAATTACCTTTACCAAAGGATGTCGTAGATTTCTTCTCTGAGAAAAGAGGCATACGTGCATCACTTTGTTTTAAAAAGTTGTTGTCAACCGCATCGGCTTGTTGTTTTGCTTGTGAAGCATAATGAGCCTTACGTTGTGCAACAAACTCTTCAGGGATCTTGCAAAGTAATAAGCCGCCAATTTCAATACCATCTTTAAAACGGCTGTTTTGGTCGACCATTAACTTCATTTCAGGGTGGTCCGCTAATTTAACGGGTTCCCATCCTTCACGCATTTTTGAAGAGACATTTAGATTATCAGCTTCGTTCATGACACTTGTACGAATCCAACGGTATGCCCAACCTGGTACCTTTTTAAATTCAGGTAATAGGGAGGCAGGTTTCCAGCTATCTGCACGTTGAAAATCATTTCTTGTATCTTGTTCTCGATCTAATCTTGTATTATCCATTTGTGTTCTCCAATTTTAAAGTTTCTCTTGCATATTGCTCCGGTGTTAGACCAAATTTTTTGGCTAACGCTACTTGTGTCTTCGTCAATCGTACTTTTTTAGGCGCGGTACTACGCGTTGCCGGGGCAACTACAGTCGAAGGTTTCGTGCGCTGGGCGGGTTGGTCCTCGTCTAGCGTTGCATCCCCAAAGTATTCTGGGAATCGTTTCTGCATCGTACTATCTATACGACGGTAATATTCGTCAGAGGTAGGACTGATCCCACTTCTAACTAATTTTTCATGTACGCCTAATGCTAGGCTTGTCATTTCTTCATCTTTACCAAACCAGTCGTTATTATCTTGCCAAGCGACTGCTTTATTGTCTGGTTTAAAAGATTGATTTTGATTTTGTTGTATATATACAGGATTTTCAGGTTCCTGTAAAGCATTTTTAAATCTAGGCTCATACTGTTGAGCTTGAGATAAACGCATTTGAGCATCATTCATGCGTTGCTGAGCGTTAATAATTTGGTCAGTTTCACCCGCATTATACGCCTCACGATAATCTCGTTTAGCTAAATCTAATTGCTGTTCTAGTGAATTTTTAAGTGTTTCAATATAAGTCGATTCGCCAGAACTTAAAGTAGTTTTTAACTTTTTATTTTCTTCCGCAATTTGCTGGGCAAATTTAATTGCTTCTTGTCTTTCACGATCAGCGGATTCTTTAGCACGTCTTTCGTCATGCCAAACTTTTTTAAGCTGCGCCATACGTTGTTTAACACGTTCAGAATAATCTTCTAATGTGTCATTTTCTAGTTCTTCGACTTTTTCTTTGGGTAAAGGTTCTTTGCCTCTATCCGCAGCTGGGATATCATCTTCAATTTCAAGATCAATATCATCTCCCTTAGCTTCTACCTTAACTTCATTTTTAGGTGCTGCTTCTTTTAGTTCAACTTCTTTTTCATCAGATACTTTACTACCTGGTATTTCGTCATCATCTGGATATTCAAAAACAATATCTCCATCTTTTACGTCAGCCATATATTACTCCTTGTTTGCACTATGTAATAGTGTATTTGTTTTGTTTGCTACGATTTTCATGAATTGGTAAAACTTGTAAATTTGCAAGTATGTGTAATCCTGAAATTAATTTTCCATTTAAAGGAATTATATGGTCTACTTCAAACCCTTTAAATATTCTGCAAAAATCATACATACCTTGTATTTCTGCTAATTCCCCTGCATTCATAAATATTTCGCAGTGTTTTATCCTGCCTTGACGTCGCCGTACTCTAGCAATATCTTTAGCGGAATTCTTTTCGTAATAACGTTTACGTACCGTGCTTATTTTATCCGGATTAGTTTTTCGCCATTCTGTGCTTTTAGCTGTGTAATATTCTTGATTTTTTTCTCGGCACTCTTTTACTTTAGCGTTACATGATTCTTTATTTTTATCATAGTATCGCTTTTGAGCAGCACGAGTTTTATCTCGATTATTTTTACGCCATTCTGCTAAATAGATATTTCTAATCTCTTTGGATTTATAAGCCATACTAAGCCCTTGTGTAACCTCTTGGATCCAAAACGACACCTTCTACGCTGTCATCATTCAGAATTCTGAATTCTCTTCCGTGAATTTTAAATCTAGTACCTGCGTACGCGCGAGTTAAAATGAAATCGCCTTCTTTGCACCACGGGCCTGTTGGAAATCTAATTTCATCTTTGTAACATAGATCGCCCATTCTAACTACAAACAAAACTACAGTTGAATGTTCTTCTATAGTTCTAGTTGAATCTGCTTTTACAATACCGCCTTTATATGTTTCTGCCGCATCAGGAATTGCACAAAGTATCTTGTATCCTTTAGGCTCAGGTAATTGTAATCCACGTTCTTCAATTGGTATGTCTTCTGCATCTACTGCGTCTAGCGTTGGAATATTAATTGGTCGACCACTTGCATCTACCAAATTCTTATTCATCGTAAGGATTTGCTCACTCATCTTCAAACGTCTCCATTCTTTGTGCGAGGTCTTTAATTAAACTTTCTGCTACGGATAAACCTCGAATATATCCGGTCATATTTTGGTACGAAGCAAAATCTTTTGCTGCTCCGTCCCCTAAATTATTTAAAACTGTTTTGCGCTGATCATCTATTCGAGACAATAATAGCTCTAGCGTTTGGTCCATGATTTATTACTCCTGTGGTTGTTGATTCCTTTTTTGGGCTTGTATTTGTTCCATCTGGGCACGGTATTGTAGTTGAGCTTGTTCTTTACGTATGTCTTGCTCGTTATTATCTTTAACTGCTTGAATACCTAATTTAGTTCCCTCAACAAATTGTTTAGCTTCAATGTCTTTATCTGATTTAACTGCTTGAGCACCTAACTGAGCACCAGCAATACGTTCTTGAGATTCAATACGCATCTTATCAAGTTCAAGTCTAGCTTGTTCTGCTTGAATATCTGCTTGAGTTTTTTGCTGTTTAATTTGTAGATCCTGTGCTTTAAGTTGTAACTCTTGTTGCTGCATTTGAATAATTGGATCTTGTTGCTGTTGTTGAGCTTGTTCTTGTTGAGCTTCAGAAGCAGACTTAGCAGCAAGTTTTTTAGCCGCTTCAGCCATAACTTTAGATAATTCAAACTCTATATCTTCTGGCAATGTTTCATCAGGTTTAGGTAGTGGTACACCTAATTGTTCTTCAAGTTGTTTTCTATATTCAAACGCTACGTGCTCATTAATGTGTGCCATAGCTGCAGCTTGAATTGCACCGGCTTGTGGATTCTGTCCTACCATTTGTAGAATCTTAGGATCTTGCATAGCTGTCATATGTACTTGAATATGTGCTTGATGGTCTTGATAAATAAATGCTTTAACAGGTTTACCATTAATAATATTCATATTTTCAGACACAGGATCTTTTGGTGTTTGATCGTCAGACGATGGAATAAGCTTGCTAATATTCTTAACACCAAGTACTTCTAACATTTGTTTATTAAGTTCTACTTGGTCATAAATTTGTGGATTAGCTTGTGCCATCTGCATAACTGCTTGATACTGAACAACTTTCTGTGACATCGTTGCAGCATTAGGATCACTTACTGGAATAACATCTACGTTATCATAGTCAGCTTGCTTAGCACGACGATCACCTACTTCAGGATCATAAGAATATTCTTCTGGTGTGTAATCACGAATAATGCCTTTAAGTAATTTAAACTCTTGTTTCATTGCATAGTAAATACGAGCTTGTACAGCTGACATTACTTTGAGAGTTCTTTCTAATATAGCAAGGGTTGTGCCCACGGGAGAGTTAGCACTCATGTCAGACACTTTCATATCTGCTGCTGAAGCAAAACGTCGTCCTTCTTCGATGATCTGATTCATCAATTGGTTAAGAACTTGTGAAGGCTCTTTATAAGGAAGCGGTAAAATGTTGTCACGCACTGCACCACTTGGTACATCTACGTCACGCCATTCACCTGGTGCAATCGGAGTATCATCGCCTTTAATGCGTAGACCACGAGACTTAAGACCACCTGGTAAATTAGCTAGTGTACCTGCATCAACTAACTGACGAAGTATCATCGTGCCAGATTTAGCAAAGGCACCGATTAAATGAATTAAACCGAAGCAATAGAAACCAAAACCTGGAATATAACCATAGTGTACAAAGTGTTGACGTTTAGATTTTAACTTATCATCTGGATTCCAATTACGACGAATGGCTAAGATAGTGCCTGTACCTTTTTCAATAGTAACTACATAAGGTAATGCAATACCATCTTCACTATCACCATTTTCTAAATCTAAGTTAACATGTAATTCAAGAATTTTATAACGATCATCTTCTGTAGGATTGAAACCTAATTTTTCCGCAATCTTTTTTTCTGCTTCATCAATGTCTAAAAACGGCTCACCCAAATCTACATCGCGATAAAAACCTGCTACTTGTAATCTATGTAATTCATTCTTAGTCTTGCGCATAACATGTGTAACACGCTCAGCTGTTTCTAAGTTAGAAGCCCCGTAAGGTACTACAATATCTTCAGCTGGAACATACATCGCCACTTGACGCTCTAACGCTGGATCATAATAAACTTTCTTAAATGCATTACCTGATAAACCTAGTCCCCATAGCATGCGTTCATGTTCAGGTCTATACTCCGGCATCATGTCCGTGAGTTGATAATTCATATCATCTTTTACACGTTCAGCAGCGTCTTCTTTTTCTTTTGTTTGCTTACCGATAATTACGGTTTTAACTGGGCCTGCGGCGGGGAATGTTTCCATCATAGTTTCAGCTTGGAACTTAACCAGCGCTTCTGTCATTAAGGGATGATATACATTACATGCGCCGGGCCACGGTTCTGTTCTGTCTTCTACTTTAAGACCTAGTAATTCTAAGCCATCTACATAAGTAGTTAACCAATCTTTTCTTGAATTAATATCGGCATCGTATTCACCAATTAAATCACCTGACAATTCAGTCAACTGACCTTCATCCATATCGTCTGCTAAGTTTGCATTGAATTCATCGCCGGCAACATCTTTACCCGGAATAATTGTAATTTCCATACTACCGTCATCAAGTGTTACACTTTCTGGGTTTTCAATCTCAATAGAAAGGTCTGGTTGACCCATCGCTAATTCTTCTAGACCTTGAGGTGCTTGACTTATACTTTTATCTACATTGTCTGCCATAATTTATCCTTATATTGCGTATAATCTGTTTCGAGAACTTTTAAATCCTGGTATATCTTCAGGCTCATCACTAGGTAATCTAATAAACCCACCTTGTCTGAATCTCATTAATGCTAACGTTGTTGAGTCAACTAAGTCATCATTTGCGCCACTTGGGAAGTCGTTGCACTCTTCTATAACCTCATGTGCCCATCGTCTGTCGGGAGCCCACACTATACCACTTCTAAACAAGTCTGACACAGCATTAACTCGACTTATTTTGTCTTGGCCTTTACCTGGTGTAAACTCCCCGACGGGAATACCCATCCGTCTAAACTCTTGATAAAGTGCAGCACCGTTAGATTTCTTTTCGACTAGAAATGCATCTGGTTCCCACTCTTTATATTCTTGTATACAAAGTTCTTTTAACTCTGGAAACTCCAGTCGTTGCTTAACGCTATTTAATAGTATTATATTATAGTTATTGGTTTCTTCGTTAAAAAAGACGCCCCAAGTGGTGAGCGCGTTATAGTCCGCTCTATTATTCGCCTCTTGGGCAGCATCTAAACTCATGATCGTAAACTCACAACTCGGTGGATCTTCTTCTTCCCATATCTTCCACCACTCCCTTTTAATTAAGGCGCCTTCTTCTGAAACCGGGTTTTGCAAGTATTGCGCATTCCAGTACCGAACATCTAACGCCGCTTTCTTTGCTAAGAGTTCTTTAAGTGGCCAGAAGTCAGGCCATAGTGATTCTTCTTCACCTTGTTTATTATGTATAATCGCAGGAAACTCTACTACTTCCCACTCGTCTACGCCTTCTTGTTTTATCATCTGGTTAACAATTTCACCAGTCAAGTCTAACTTAGACCACCGAGTCATTACTACAATTATCGCACCACCAGGCATAAGACGTTGTAGAGGGCCAGACTGAAACCACTCCCAAGCAGGCTTAAATACATCAGCACGTCCAAGTTTTGCATCTTGTTCAGAGTGTGGGTCGTCAATGATAAAAAGATCAGCCCCGCGACCAGCGAGGGCACCGCCAACACCAATAGCAAAGTATTCCCCATTAAAATTTGTTCCCCATCGTGATGCCGATTTACTGTCAGCTTGTAGTTCTACTTGCGGGAAGATATCTTTATAAGCATCAGCACCCACCAAATTTCTAACCCGACGACCAAAGTTAACAGCAAGGTCAGCCGTATGCGACGCCATAATAACTTTCTTATGAGGGAATTTGCCAAGAAACCAGGCTGGAGCAAGATATGAAATAAGCTCACTCTTCCCGTGCCTCGGAGCAATGTTAACAATAACGCGTTTCTTGACGCCGTTCGCAATGTCTTCAAATATCTGAGCAAGTTTCCTATGATGCTCTCCTATGATGTAACCCGGATATACATGTTGTATAAAATCTAAAAAATTATCTTTGCCTGATTTCTCGACAACCTTGCTTTTATATACTTTAAGAAGTCTTTGAAGTTTAATTTTGTCCGGACCTTCTGCAACTCCGATTAAACCTTGTAGCTCCTCAATATCTTTACTCGTTATTTTCGGTTTCGTCTCGGTCATCTTCTACAATTTCTGCATCTATCGTTTCTGATTTAGGCTTTAGTAATGCTTTCGCTTTTAATTCTTTTAGCATGGATAGTAACTCGGTCTCAACTTCTTCCATCGTCTCCATTTTATGCACAACTTCGGTCTTCTTCTTAAACGCATCGACACCATCGACTTCACCAATCGATCTTAATGCTGTAATTTGTTCTTTAAGGTTACTATCCTCATGATGCACAATCTCAACCAACTTGTTTACCACGTATAACTTCAAATCAGCTAGGTCTTTTACGATCATGTGGTTGTATGACCCAACAAGTCCACCTAAGTAGGCCACGGTTTCATTTGCGTATAGACCATACTCTTGTTTCATACCTGGGTTTTCTACCATTTTGCGTGCTAAATCCTCAGCTTCTTTAACATTTTCTGCGTTTGGCGCAATTTCTTCACCCATAATGTCACTTACTTCTTTAATTGTTTTAGCTCGAATCATAACTTCGTCTTCCGACGTCATACTTGGTAGTGCATCTCTAGCATTCTTGGGTATAGGTATGTTTTCTTCGATAAAAGGCACAATAACAACGTCGTTACTGGGTTTATCTTGTTGATTTTCTTGAATATTTTGGTCTTGCATGTGTCGCTGATACACCTTTGGGTAGAATTTTGCAGCTAATTCGACTATTTTATACTACTTTGGGTTTTAGCCGCAACTTATTTAGTATAATAACCATATGAAAACCACGTTGACTAAGAAAAACCTAGAGGTCCTGTACAACATGGCGTGTAAAATGCCACCCTTTAATAGACTCCCTATGCCTAAGTCAGACAAAGTTAAGTTCCGTGTCATTAAGAACCCTGCTATCTATGGTTGCTTTGACGAGGTAGACATGGCCATTGAAATAAGTTCTGGTTCTTGTGGGCACTTCATTACTATCTTCCAAACCCTCCTTCATGAAATGGTTCACTTAGCTCTTTATGTTCGTGGCGATGATGACTTCGATCAGCACGGGGCTAAATTCATGCGTATTAAAGACGTTTACTCCGAGTTATACAACTTCGACCCTAAAGCTATTTAGTTTTCATTCATTGTTAGGACTTTGTGGTTTTGAATGAAAACCTTTTTGTGTAGCATATTACACATTTTTTGCGATGCTACGGCGTAGCTCCTCATTTCTGCTATACAACACTTCTTAAACTTTACTAACTAAACTCCCAACTTTTTTTGCAAAATATTTTTTTGATATGCTTTTTATTTTACTAGGGGGTACATTCTGATATTTGGATTTTATATTGGTCGTTCGTGAAAGTCTAAGTGTAGAAGATAAAAAATAATTCCTTTCAAAATTTTTGGGGGGTGGGGTACGGGTAGGGGTCCAGGGAGTAGGCCATTTATCTATTTGCCTATAATTGTAAAATAATACTTGACATATTAAATTTAATTATGTATCCTGGTTTTGCAGTAAACGTTATCAACTTTAAAAAGGGTTATCAATATGAGTACCATAGCGCAAACAATAACAGACAGTATCATTAAGCAATTAGAATCAGGCGTGGCTCCCTGGGTTAAGCCCTGGCATAGTCACGGTGTAGATGCACCATATAATCCAATAGCTAAACGTTATTACAACGGCATCAACTTCGTCCAGCTCTCAATGATGCCAGGATCAACTCACAACTGGGTTACATATAAGCAAGCTCAGAGCGTTGGAGCTCAGGTGCGCAAGGGTTCGAAGGGCGTGCAAGTGATCTACTTCAGCCCGCTCGAAGTCCAGGATAAAATATCAAACGAGGTTAAGAAAATACCCATGTTAAAAACGTACACTGTATTTAACGCGGATCAAGTCGACGGTCTTGAGTTACCAGCACCAACTGAGCGCACCGAGATCGAGGCGGTTGAATCATGCGAGGCATTTATTAAAGCTCAGAGAGCGCGCATCCAGTTCGGAGGGAACCGTGCATTTTATGTACCTTCACTCGATTACATTCAATTACCTGAGCTCGATCAATTTAAATCTACTCCCGATTATTATGCAACGGCCTTGCATGAGTTATCACACTGGACTGGTCACGAGTCACGATTGAATCGAGATTTTAAAAATAGATTTGGATCAGAGGCTTATGCATTCGAGGAGCTAGTCGCAGAATTAGGTAGCGCGATGTTATGTGCTCACTTAAAAATCGATGGCCAGTTACAACATGCAAGTTACATTGATTCATGGTTAAAAGTTTTAAAAGATGATCCTAAGAATATTCTTAAGGCATCAGCACTAGCTCAGAAGATTTTAACATTCACAACTAAAGAGGAGGCAGTGGAGGCGTAAGCCTCCCTGTATTATTATGGAAGATTATTTATATCCAAGTAACCGAGTATCAGAAGGCGTAACAATTAGATCATCAACCATGTACGAACAATATTTTGACGGCCGTAAACCAAGTAAGAACCAAGTCATCCAAGCTATTAAGCGTGGACTGAGTCGAGGCCACGTCCAGTTCGAGATATCATGGGGCGAGAACATGGTGACACTTGAAAAGGGTAGAGCTGGAGTTAACCAATGGCATGGCTGGGGCTGGATCAAGAACATATCAGGCCACGAGTTAGCAGAACAATTTAATCGGGAGGGCGTATGAATTACTACGCCTTAACTAACAACTTTGTATGGGATCTAGATCAACGGGCGTCCGCGAAGGACGCTGAAAACTATGCCATAAATCAATTCAATATCCACCAAGCTAGAGACGGTTATCTCATAGTCAATCGAGCCGAACTAAAAGAGATCATTCGATCGGGTTTAAAAAGGTTAGAAGCAGAGGGCGTCTTTTGACGCCTTTTCTTTTTGGGTCAGGGAACAGGTATCAAAGCCAATTGCTCATTTTGCTTTTTTACGTTAAAAGAATTCCCATAACCTAACTTGACAAATACTCAGAAATCGTGTATTTTATGAGATCAACATTAACTAATGAAGGGTTGCTATATGCAAACAATTAAAATCTACAGTAAACGAGATGCTATCAACATAGCTGGATCATGTACCAAGACCACGAAAATGCCTAGTGATTCTTATTCATTGCCGGCTAGGGAATGCATTACAGGGTCAAAGTTAGTTAAGATCAAGGGCTCAGTTTGCCATGGATGCTATGCCTTAAAAGGTAATTATCATAGATTCGCTAAGACAATAGAACCGTTACAATATAAAAGGCTTGAATCAATAACAAAGCCGGAATGGGTTGACGCTATGGTGAAGCTTATCGATCATAAGCCGTTTTTCCGATGGCATGACGCTGGTGACCTTCAAAGCGTAGAACACTTGTCTAAAATAGCCACAATCGCACGACACTTACCTAAGACACTTTTTTGGTTGCCTACACGCGAGTATGACATTGTGAAGGCTTTTGTTAAAACCGAGTCAATCCCCGTTAACTTAGTTATAAGAATGTCAGCGATGATGATCGATGCGCCGGCTAAGTTACCACGAAGTTTAAAGGGGTTCGCTAACGTGCTAACTAGTACCGTACATAAGAACAAGGAATTAACGGGGTTTAAATGTGTAGCACCAAGTCAACAAGGTAAATGTGGTTCATGCCGTTCTTGCTGGGATAACACAGTTACAAATGTGTCATACCACGCGCACTAAGTTTAACCTAGTAATACCTAGCCCTCTTCGGAGGGCTTTTTCTTTTTTAGTAGTTGACTCTTTTACTCAAGTATTTAATTTAGGGGGGATCAGACGAGACGGGGGAGGGAACAGGTATCAAAGCCAATTGCTCATTTTGACTTCGCCAACCAAGTTTTTACTTAGGTTTACCTCGTGTTCCCATGTTCTCACTTTGTTCCCGTCCATGTTCTACTTTTTTTAGCTAAGTTATTGATTTTACTCGTTTGTTCCCATGTTCTCACTTGGTAAACATAGGACATACAGGGTAAACTTGGGAAGACTTGGTGAGGACGAGGGTCTTTTTCGCAGTGTAAATTTGAACCCCAATCACTATCGTCAAAGCGTGAGAACATAGAACATTGCACAAAAAATAAGCACTATAATAATAATAATAAAAATATTTATTTATATATAACAAGGACTTATCTTTTTTTCTCCCTCTCATTTTCCATGTTCTCTGTCTCTATTCGTAAACTTAACCAAGTAGAACATTGAGAACATCAATAGAATCAAGCACTTACGAGGGACTCAAAACCAAGTAGAAATCAGTAAGTCATTGTTTTAAAAGGTAAACATAGTTTTGGCAGAGCAAAAAGAGGTGGATTGGGTAGACCAAGTAATAACCGAGTAAAAGACTAGGGTATTTTCGCAGTTGAGGAAAGCGTTATGTAAAATCAAACAGGGTTGAATCATTGCCCGACCTCAAAACCCTATTAAATTATAGATAGTAAACTAATAGTTGACATAAGTTAAAAACGAGCGTATCGTATTTTACATGGCAGAGAGAAAAGAAATACCAAAAGCCATGCTTAATTTTTAATCAATTGTTAACTAGGAGAAACAATATGTTAGATGTAAAAGTAAAGGGTTTATTCGATGTATTAAATGTATGTGTAGGCATAAATGGTAATGACTTGGAAACAACCATGCAAATAGAAGTATTTGATTTAAGCAAAGAAGACCAAGACAAGATGACAAAGATTATCACCAAGCACCTAGAAAAGATGTCAGCAGGTGATTTACTTCGTAAACTAACTAGAACATAGGAGGCAATATGAACTTATTTAACGAAATAGAACGAGTGACCGAGCAATACAAGATAGACCCGAGAGTATATAAGTTATTCTTAAAGCTATCGGATGAGGAACGAGCAAACTTCTTAAAAGACTTATTAAAGATATCGGAGGAAAAACATGAGTAAGAGAAAAACAGAAGATTATGTAGTAGAAGTGAGTGGTGTCTTTGAAAGTAGTGGTGATTGGATAGACGACATTACAGAGGCATTAAATGACAGAGGCATTCAAGCGTATGTGTATAAAAAAGAAGAGGAGGACAAATAATGGGAATGTGGGCGAGACTCCCTTTACGCGAAGTTTATTGGATATTTATGGTTAAAGAATCCAATGGGTTTTATCGTATGAGTGCTAATTGGTGTAAGAAAGAAGCTGAAACATGGGGTATTTATGGCCAAGATAATTTTGACCGAGCCACAAATAATTTAATTGCATCAATTAAACAAGAAAACAAAGCACACGCAAAAACATATTATTAATAACAAAGGAAAACAACATGGATAACAAATTAGATTTTGATGAAGTATGTGACCTAGCCAGTAAAATTTATTGGGAGGTAGTAAATAAGTTTGACGCAGAAGACAAGTGTGTTATGGACGACCCCGATAACAAAGGAGGAACACGCAACACAGAGTTTGGACAAGAACTATATTACTTGATTGAAGACACGATCAAAGAATCAATTGATTATAAAGAAGAGGGCGAAGAAAATGATGAGTAAATTATATGGTGACGAGTATGCAAAGGTAGTATGGAGGGCAGAAGATGTTCAAGCATTAAAAAAAGATTGGTCACTACCAAGATGCGAAGAGTGGCTAGAAGATAATGAAAGGCATATCTCTGACCGACTTATAGAATTGGGTTGGGATGTTATGGATACATTATTACAAATGGAGGACGATGATGAGTGATATAAAAAGAATAGTGTCGTGGAAGTTAGTGATGGATATTGAATGGGAAGATGGTAAAAAAGAAGAGATAGATTTCCCCGAACACCTAGCACAATATGTAGACGACTACTTAACAGGGATAGAAGAAGAACGAGCAAAGGAGGAAGACTGAATGCGATTCTTAAAAGAACAAGACATAGATGAGTTTGCAAAATGTATGGGTGTAAATGTAGGGCAGTATTTTTTTGGACACCATGATTTTGGGGTAGATAAGGCGGAAGTAGAGGAGTATGAAACAGAGGCAGATGAGGTAGATGATGGCGATGAATCATTACTTACTTCTATCACAATAGAGTTTGCCGTGACTCGTAATGATTACGATGAAGATGGTTGGCTTAGGGTTTCAAGAGGTTGCACTAGAACTTTTTACGAAGAAGATTTTGAAGAATTTTATAAGGGGGTAGTATGAGTAAAGCCAATCAGATATATAAGAATGTCTTAAACGCAATGCAAGAGGCCGAAGAGATCGAGGGAGTAGAAGACCCGCAAGAGTATTTAAAACTTATGGAAGACATACGATACGAGGTAGTTAAACGCTATAACAATTGTGCTGACAACATGGAGGTAAATGTATGAGTGAAGACTTTGATGATTTAGATGACGGCATAACCTATTGTGTTTATTGCTACGACGAAGTACCCGATTGGAAAGGCAGTTGTTGTGGTGAAAACCATTTCTTATTGGGTAAAGAAATAAAAGACTATGAAAAAGAAGAAACAAAGAGTAAAGTATATGACCCACCTATGAGTGATACAGAGCAATACTTATTAAACAAGGAAAGAGAAGAGGAACATAAGAGTTATGACTACTAAAAAAGAAAAGCAATACATAGTAGAACAAGTGGTAGTGACAGGGTATGTCATACATGGTAATGGTAGGAAGACACCATTTTCTTTTAACAAGAACGATTTAAAGCCCGAAGATTTAGAAGGTATCTTTAACGGAGTAAGGAGAATATTTAAATGAGTAGCGACATGAGACCCGCAAGTATGCAAGAGATGAGAGAGTTTGTGAACGAGTATATAAAGAGCAGACACCCGAAGTCTAACTTCGATAACGAAGTGTTTGACGATGAAACGATTCAAGAGATGTTTAACGAAGTAAATTCTAAATATAAGGAGTAAGACATGAAACAATCAATATTTAAAACAGGGTCATCACCAAGTTATAAAGGGTATGACAGGGAAGTTTACATGAGTGAATATGTGACGATACCAAAAGCTAGGCTTCGCCGATTAATTATTACAGAGGTCGTTGCATGGGGTATCAGTGCTTTTATATTACTAGTGTCTTTAATTAGATAGGGGAACGACATGGCATTTATTAAGAATGACAAGGAAGCGTTGACCCATGCTTTGATACTAGGTATCACCGCGCCTAACGACAAGCTACAAGAGGTGATGGAGATAGCCCAAGTGATAGCCGATAAACTAAGTGATGAAGAGATAGAACAATGTAAGAAAGAAGCAATCGCTTGGATCGATGAGCAAGAAATGAAGAAGCGTGACGAAGAAGAATCAACAATACATTAGGAGAAAAACATGACCAAGTATAGCGTAGTAATAGAAGTAAGTATGGCCGATGATTACAAAGAGATGGTAGGTAAGTGGGGTGTAGAACCAAGTGACCATGTAGCCACTATATTGTCCGAGACTGCACGAGAGAAGGGTCTTGTTGTCAAGTGTTCGGTATTAGAAGTGGAACATAGTCTATTCGACCGACAAAGAAAACATGCAGATCACCTCGTGCAAGCTGACGCATACAACGATCTAGAGGAAGAGATCATCAGTCGTGCCTGTGTAGGTGGAGTGTGTGAAGACTAATATGGATAGAACATTAGAAGACGTCATACAAGAACAATCATTGTTCGAAGATAGCGCGTTGGAAGACGCATGTGCATACGCACGGATGATAAACAAAGGATCAGAACGATTTAAACTAAAGGAGAAACAAGATGGAACAGATAAGCGTGATTGAACATAGCAATGCAGAACTAAGAGAACATTGGGGTAACCTAGCAAGTAATTTTCTTGTAGGTAAAATTATAAGGCGCGTTAGATATTTGGATGATCGTGAAAGAGAAGATATAGGATGGGATAAATCGGGACTCGTGATTGAGTTTAACGATGGCCATTGGATAATTGCTATGCGTGACGATGAAGGTAATGAGGCCGGTAGTATATGGACTTCAAGCCAGTCTAAAATCAACGTGATACCTACGATATAAAATGGATATCTTAAAACGCGAGAGCGGGAAACGATGGTTAGCCGTGCCATTGTATTGCTGGATTAAAGAAGTTGGATCAATCAACAATCTAGAACCTACATCTTACATGCGAGATAAACCTACAGGTTGTTCTATTGTGGACGATGTGTTAGAAAGATTCTTTAGGATTCACAAAGTAAAAGTAAAGTCTGCTAAATTTATAGACATCGTAGATCGATGCATTACGCAATATCGCACGGACTATAAGTTTATAAGAGATGATATAAAAACGCTGATTAGAAACAGACAAGAATATAATGGTTATGCGTTTGTGACTAAGCACGAAGAAGGTTATAACATCATCACGGCAAAGCAAACAAAGAGACGTAAGAAGCAAGACCGTGAACGACTCATAAGAATAGAGCGATCAATCAGACAGGAAACTGAGAATCAAGATATAGAGAGACAGTTGTTTAAAGATTTGATTACGCTTGATGAACTTATAATAAAACTAAAAGGATTCTTTACTAAGCGGGACATATTGTATTTTGCTAAGAATAAATATATGCCATACCATGAAATAGGCGGGTCGCAAGTAGGGTATCGATACAAAGAAGTTATAAGTTGGATTATAAAAAATGCATCAAGATATTCTTCTGTGGGAGTCGATGTGCATCCATCGATTATTAGATTTAGAAGTAGGGTTAGAAAAGAAGCTAAGCATTTAATTCCTGATTCATTAAAAGATATAATTAATCTGACCCCCATGGAAATAGGTTATCCGTCAGGTGTTTACTTTTTATGTCAGGATGAAAAGGTAGTGTATGTAGGACAGAGCGTTAAGCCATCATCGCGCATACCACATCACTACAAAGATAAGAAGTTTAACAGAGTATTCTTATTACCTGTACCGGAACAAAAACTATTACAAGTAGAACATAAATACATTAGAGAGTTTGAACCTTTATACAATAAAACTTAAGGAAAGAGAATGACACCCGAAGGTAAAGTAAAGAAGCAAGTCAAGAAGATATTAGATGATCTTGGTGCATACCATTTCTCACCTATGAGTGCGGGTTATGGTAGGAGTGGAGTGCCAGATATCATCGCGTGTTACAAAGGATGCTTCATTGGTATCGAATGTAAGGCCGGAAACAATGAACCCACGTTGTTGCAAAAACACAACATGAAACAGATCATTGCTCAGAAAGGCTTGGCAATCGTGGTAAATGAAGGTAATATAGAGGAACTATTAGCCATGCTAAAGGAGTTAGAATGACCAGAATGAAGAAAATTCTATCAAGCTACACAGGAAGTAAAGCAGTAAAAGACAATGTGAATCACCCGTCACATTACACACAAGGCGCAATCGAATGCATTGACGCTATCAAAGAGGCCGTTAAAGGACTATTAGGTATTGAAGCGGTATGCACTGCTAACATTATCAAATACGTTTGGCGATGGAAATTTAAAAACGGAGTCGAGGACTTGCATAAGGCAAGGTGGTATCTCGATCGCCTAATCGATGAAGTATCTAATCCAAAGAACTGATACCTGTTCCTAAAGAATAAGGAGTATATATGCTAGATCAAGCATTGTTATGCCTCGCCACGACCATTTACATGGAGTCGGCTCAAGAACCAAAACAAGCTCAAATTGCAGTAGGGTATGTGTTAATGCGAAGAGCTGAGTTTGAACACAAGAATGTATGCTATCAAATGAAACGCCCCTATCAATTTAGTTGGTATGGAGTAGTTAAACCGCCGTCGGTGATCCGACAAGAATATAAGGATATAGCATACAAAGTATTACATAGATTAGAAGTAGATTATAGTTACGGAGCAACCCATTTTCATGACACAACAATTACAAAACCAAAGTCATGGACAGGATTACAACCTGTAGTAAAATGGTCAAACCTAATATTTTATAAACAAGGCGGAAGTAAATATGCAAGAAACCCTTAAACAACCATACGCATGGTCAACAGAAGAATTCAATGTTAATGGTGAGTTAGTGTGGTCGTCAATTACACAATTTAGGCCGAAGGAACTTTCATGGATACGAGACCTTCCTAATAAAAAACATTACATTACGATCACCCCTCTCTACAAAGATGAATCGAAAGCAGAGAAAATAACAGGCATTAAGAGTTATAAAGAATCAACACAAAAAATGATGGAGGCATACAATGGACTCTAATAAATATGAAGGTACAGGGTATATTATAGTAGGGCTTATTGTAGGATGTTGTATTACATGGGGAATTATGAAGTATAATAATACACAGACTAAGTATAAGATGAATCTTAAATGCATACAAGGTGAACTCTATGAAGAGGTTAGAACTAATATGTTTGTGAAATCGCACTTAGAATGTTTTGAACAGAGGAGTTTTTAATGGCAACACAACAGATACACAAAAGTAAACGACATGCTAACCCTCTTAAAACAAAGACGGGTAAAGATAGATTAAAGGCATTAGCACTAAAAGTATTATATGAGATGCTTGACAAGGTTAAAGAGCCGGGCAAGAAACGTGCCAAGATTGCTAAAGAAATTGCGAGACGAGAAGTTAAATGATTCCGTTTAGCTACGCAGTAGTAGATAGTAATGGCGAAGTCATACGCCAATACAGATGGTCTGTCAAGGAAGCTAAGTGGCACAAAGATCAAGGTAAAAACGTAGTAAAATTAGATAAACCAATTGAAGTCAAAGAAGACTTATTTAAACTAGTAGGGGAGTGTTTGTTTTAATGAATAGCAAAATAAAAACAGATGAGCAACTCATCGAAGAAGTCAATCAATACATGGAAAAGTATCCAAATGCAACTCGTAATCATATTGTATTACATGCGACAGGAAGTGCTACAAGAGTAAGGGAGCTAGATAAACAAGGTTTAATTAAATTACCTAAAGCATTACCTAAAGGAGCAAATACAAATTGGAATGGATATTTTAAAAACGTCTCAGAAACAAATTCGGCAAGGAAGGGTATGAAGTATTCAGTATGATGGGAGACGACGCCGACATAGCTAATGATTTAATGCAACATGCAACAGACATAGCTATCCACAATGCGTCAGCTAAAGCCCATAAGATTGTAAATAGTACTGGACAATGTATATGGTGTGGTGATAAAGTTAAAGATGAAAAACGTTGGTGCTCAATAGAGTGTAGAGATGAATACCAAAGATATAAGAAGTAAAATTAAACAAAATAGGAGAAAAGTTATGGTGTCAACAGACTATGATTTATTTGACAAAGAACAGTTTAAAATTTTTCGTAAGAATGCAAGAAAAGGATATCACTTTTTTAGGCCTGATACAGTAGGCACACCTACACCACGTTCCGCACGTGAAGCATGGGGTGGCGTATATAAACCAGATCTCACAGATAAATATGAAACACGCAATGGAAGAATTATGTTTGTAGTCATAACACTTGTATTAATAGGACTATCCATACTTTAAAGTCAACGGGCGAAAGCACTTTATTTATATATAAAAATTCGTGATGGTATTTTTGCTATTATATAACCGCGAGTAGCCCACCAAATAACTCACAATGCAAGTGAGCCAGCCTGTGCTTCGGTTGCCTCCTATTCTGGCTGGGATTATTGACGGCACCGCTATCTGTCGTTTGCATACGATAGCACTAATTAAATAACATAGGAAAACTATGCAACTTGTAACACTAGACTTTGAGACCTACTACGACGTAGGTTTTTCTCTTTCAGGTTTAACTACGGAAGAATATATTAGAGACCCAAGATTCCAAGTCATCGGCGTAGGAATTAAGATTGATGATGGCGAATCACGTTGGATAACAGGAACCCATAATGCAATCAAACAAGAACTTGATCAAATCAATTGGAAAGAGTCTGTCCTCTTATGCCACAACACACAGTTCGACGGTGGTATTCTTTCATTCATTTTTAATATCATTCCTAGTATCTATTTGGATACGTTGTCTATGGCGCGGGCTGTGCATGGCGTGGACGTGGGTGGCAGCCTTGCTTTTCTTGTGGAGAAATACAATCTAGGCCGTAAAGGTACAGAAGTTATTGACGCTAAAGGCAAACGCCTAGAGAACTTTAACACCGCCGACCTAGCACAATACGGTGAGTATTGTAAGAATGACGTAGAACTTACATACAAACTATTTCAAGTCTTAGCCCCTGAGTTTCCAGAGAACGAAATTAAGTTAATCGATTTAACACTACGCATGTATACCGAGCCAGTCCTAGAAGTCGACGACGCCTTATTACAAGCTAGGTTAGAAGAAGTTCAGACAGAAAAGTCAGAGTTATTAAAAGGCTTGATGACAAGATTAGAATGTAATACAGAAGAATGTGTTCGAGGAAAGTTAGCGAGTAATAAACAGTTTGCTGAGATACTTCAAGAACTAGGTATCACAGTGCCACTCAAGATAAGTCCGGCGACAGGCAAGGATACATTTGCCTTAGCTAAGGGCGATCAAGGTTTTCTAGACTTATGTGAACACGAGGATTTATATATTCAAGAACTTTGTCGCGTTCGGTTGGGTACTAAATCAACTATAGAAGAGTCTCGTATTGAAAGATTCCTAGGTATTGGGGCGCGTAACAAAGGCAAACTACCTATCCCGTTGAAATACTATGGCGCTCATACAGGACGATGGGCAGGATCGGACAAGGTTAACTTCCAAAACTTACCAGCAAGAGATAAGAAAAAGAAAGCCTTAAAGAATGCCATCATAGCCCCTGAAGGACATAAAGTCATTAATTGTGACTCCTCTCAGATCGAAGCTAGAGTCTTAGTTTGGTTAGCAGGACAGAACGATATTGTCAGATGGTATGAAGAAGGTCGCGATGTATATTCAGAATTTGCATCTAAAGTTTATAACAAACAAATTACAAAGAATGATAAGACGGAAAGAGCGGTAGGCAAGACATGCATTTTAGGTCTAGGTTATGGTACAGGATCGGCTAAACTACAACAGACACTCAAGATATCAGCCGGTGTTATTATGGATGAGCAAGAATGCAAACGTCTTGTAGGTGTTTATCGTGAAGTTAATAACAAAGTTATGGATTTATGGAAAGCATGTGATGAAGCATTACAAACAATGTCAGCATGGCCTGTCAATAAAAAACCTTATTATTTAGATGCACATAATGCTTTACTCGTAACTCCAAAAGGTATACAGCTACCCAATGGATTGTACATATACTATCCTGGCCTCACGTGGGATGTATCAGAAGCTAAATCTAAATTTGTATATAAGTCAAGGCGCGGCATGATATCAATTTGGGGTGGATCTGTAGTCGAGAATGTGGTACAAGCGTTAGCTCGTATTATTGTAGGAGAACAGATGATAGAAATTAATAAGAAATACCGACCTGTGCTTACTGTTCACGATGCGGTAGTCAACGTTGTTCCAGAGACAGAAGTGGAAGAAGCTCTCTCCTTCATTACGTCCACTATGTCAACTCCTCCTATCTGGGCAACAGGGCTACCCGTAGCGTGTGAAGCTAATCATGGAGCAAGTTATGGAGAATGCTAATAAAAAAGAATTGAAAAGGTTGTACGATATAAAATATCGGGCTAAAAACAAAGAAAAAATACAGGCTAGAAATAAAGTTTATAGGGCAAAAAACTTAGATAAAATAAAAAAATATTTAGAGTCTAAAAAAGAAATAAGATCAATTCAACGTAAAGAATACTATCAAAGAACTATAGATGCACAATTAAAAAGACATAAAAAATATAGACAAGAAAACAAAGATAAAATATTAGAACGTAGTAAAAAACGATATCAAGAGAAAAGAGAAGAAATACGAGTTTACGGCAGACTACAATATAGAAAACATAAAGATAAAAAATTAGCCCAAGGAAGAAAATGGGCTAAAGAAAATAAAGAAAAGGTTAGCGCTTATTGGGGCAAACGTAGGGCAGATAAACGCAATCGAACACCTAAATGGTTATCTAAAGATGATTTATGGATTTTGGAAAATGCTTACGAGTTAGCTCATATTAGGAGTAATATGTTTAAATTTAAATGGCATGTAGACCATATTATTCCATTAAGGGGTATATCTATTTCAGGATTACATGTGCCTAATAATATACAAGTAGTTCCTGCAAGTTGGAATTTACGGAAAAGTAATGTACTAATAGAAAGGTTCTTTGGGTAAGTATGGAGCATCCTAGTAAAAAAGCATACAGGGAAAAGAATAAAGAGAAAATTTATGCGAGGGTTAAAGCATGGAGACTAAAGTACCCTCATAGAGTATTGATGAATAGCGCTAGACAAAGAGCAGTTAAACGCGGATTAGAATTTAATATAGAAGCTGTAGATGTTGAGATTCCTGTTACCTGTCCTATATTAGACATACCGATTATTAAACATATATGTGTAGATGTACGATCAGGACCACATAATAATTCTCCTTCTATAGATAGGATAGACAATACTAAAGGATATACAAAAGGAAATATTCAAGTTATTAGTCACCAAGCTAATACAATGAAAGGCAATGCAACTCCCGAAGAGCTTATTAAATTTGCAAAATGGATATTGAAAACTTATGAAACCGTATTATGAAATAGGTACTAAATCAACCATAGCTCAGGAAGTATTAGACTATGCGTTTAGTTCGTCTCCATGGTTTCCTTACTATAACTTTAATGCTAAACCTATACCGCCAGAGATTGTGGCTAAAGACAGTTTCTTAAGATGGCTGCACGCAAGGTATGAGTTTCTTGTAGGAGTTTTAAAACTTGACCCTTATATTTGCTATGATTGGCATACAGACACAAGACGTGGCGTCGGCATCAACATGTTACTTACACCACACGCCAGAAGTATATGCGCGTTTACTCACAATAGAGAAGACCCAGTATTTAAAATAGAAGAGTTACAATATAAACCCGCTACATATTATTTATTTAACACGCAAGTATCACATACCGTGTATAATTTTGAAACGACGCGTTATCTTATGAGCATAGAATTTGCTAAAGATAAAAACGAATTAACCTTCGAAGACTTAGTAAAAGACATAAGGAATAACTATGAAAAAAACTGCGCAGAATGATGTAACAGGAGATTGGTTACATAGCAAACCAAACAATGAAATGTTTGAAAAGAATTTTGATTTAATATTTAGAAAGAAAAAAGAGTTACCTGAGTATGAATTAAATAAATCCACAGGTGAAGTTCAAAAGAAAGAAGACTAATGAGTTTTTTAGTAGCTAACATTCCACCTATTAAATGTTTTGTTCGCAAAGAGTTTTTATATAATCACGAGTCAGGCCAAGGAGAATTAGAACCTTGTGTATGGATGACTGCTAAAGCAATTAAAGGACAAGCGTTTCGTATTGAATCAATGCTTACAAACTACGGCGCACTCTATGACAAGCTACCCATATCCGCTTATGTATGGAAAGCGGTTGATAACCCCTTACCCTTAGACTATTTACAAATATGGGATTGTTTATCTTACGATATGGCGGTGATTGAGAAATCAAATTTACGCGGATTAAAAGTTAAATTTTATGGCAAGGATAGGCAGTTTCATTTTGGTAATTATTTATTCACGATTGATTTTGCTTCTTCTAATTCTAATATAATTGATACAACTTTTAGTGAAGGCGTTGAAGAACATAAGTCTTATAATTTTATTAAGTTAGATAACGGACAATTTGCATGTCAACCTAACAATAGATGCTTATGGTATGATGTTTCTCTTGTACCCGCGGAACTAAAGACGCCTGATTTTAAAATACCTACCGAAGTTTATAGTGTAGAAAATCATGCCAAGTGGAGTGCTAAAGATAAATGGTTTTATGACTTTGAAGAAATTAAGAGAACAAACTAATGGCTAATTTTACATGGTCGTACTCATCCCTCAAGCAATATCAAAACTGCCCCAAACAATATTATGAAATTAAAGTAGCACAAAACTTTGAGGTTATCCCTTCAGAGAAAATGATTTATGGAACTGAAGTCCACAAAGCTTTAGAAGATTATGTTAAAGACGGCAAAGAATTAGCAGTAAACTATATAAGATTTAAAGGGGCTGTTGATGAGCTTATTGCTATTCCTGGCGAGAAGTATGCGGAGTATGAGATGGCTTTGGGTAAAGACAAGTCGCCCTGTGCGTTTGACAATCCTGATCGTTGGGTACGTGGCATTGTTGACTTGCTTATTGTTGATAATGACTATGCTTTCATTGTTGACTATAAAACCGGTAGTAATAAGTATCCTGACCCTAAACAACTTCGCTTAATGTCTTTAATGACGTTTGCTCACTTTCCCCAAGTCAATAAGATTAAAGCAGGTCTTTTGTTTGTGATGCACAATTCATTTATTACAGAAGAATACGAGAGAAAAGATATAGATAAATCATGGGATAAATTTAAGGGCTCATTAGAAAGACTAAATAATTCTTATGAAACAAATAGTTGGCCTCCTAACTATACGCCACTATGCAGGTATTGTCCTGTTAAGACTTGTGACTTTAACCAAGGATGATATAATAACGCCATGCCTTTCGTTAATAAACCAAGACCTATTTATAAAGACTCCCCGTTAGAACATAAGAAACGGATGGAGCGTCAACGTGCACGCCGCGCAGTTGATAAGAAATACCCTGACAAAAATGGTAATGGTCAAGCAGATATTAGAGAAGGTAAAGATGTATCCCACAAAAAAGCTCTTGACAAGGGAGGTTCAAACAAAGATGGATATTTTATTCAAGATGCAAAAAAGAACCGATCATTTAAAAGAGATTCCAAGCACAACTTAGTGTCCGAAGCAAGTAAACGAGAACGAAAAAAAGTTATTAAGAAATAGTAAATTAATACTTGACACCATATCTAGTTGTGTTAATATACTAGAATGGAAATCATACAAAACACTGCACTAAAAATTACTGTACCGGAACACATCGTTCCACACATTACAGACAACATTGCCAAGTCTGAGGTAGTAGAACGCAATGGTAACTTAGCTGAGATGGTTATATTTTGGGATGTCCCAGAGATGACTAGGCTCAACCAGATTGTTTCTTTCCGAAACAATTTACCTTCACCAATTAAACGAGATTATAACTACCCAGGTTTATATAAACCTTTTGATCACCAACGTGTAACTTCTGAATTCTTAAGTATCAATCACAGAGCATTCTGTTTTAATGAAGCCGGTACAGGTAAAACTTCTTCAGTCATTTGGGCAGCTGATTATCTAATGGCACAAAAAATAATTAAAAGAGTTCTTGTGATATGTCCTTTATCTATTATGTATTCTGCATGGCAAGCTGATATTTTAAATACGGCTATGCATAGATCTGTGGCAGTAGCACATGGCCCCGCTCATAAAAGAACTAAAGTTATACAAGGTCCGTACGAGTTTGTAATTATTAATTATGACGGTGTAGCAATTGTTAAAGACGATATTATTAATGGCGGATTTGATTTAGTTGTGATCGATGAAGCCAATGCATATAAGAGCCCTTCCACTGCGCGCTGGAAAACCCTTGCTAAATTACTTAAACCTGAAACAAGACTATGGATGATGACAGGTACACCTGCGTCTCAATCACCAGTCGATGCATACGGCTTAGCTAAACTTGTGTGCCCTCAGAACGTACCTAAGTTTGCTATGGCATGGCGCGACAAAGTTATGTATCAAGTGACTCGGTTTAAATGGGTTCCTAAACCTAATTCTAAGAACGATGTATTTAAAGCATTACAACCGGCTATTCGATTTGCTAAAGACGAGTGTCTAGATTTACCTGACGTACTTTATACAACGCGTGAAGTTCCGCTTACACCACAAGTCCAGAAGTATTACAAAATGCTTAAAGAACAAATGATGATTGAAGCCGCTGGCGCACAGATTAGCGCAGTCAACGCTGCAGCAGGACTTAATAAACTATTACAAATATCAGGTGGTGCGGTATACACAGATACTAAAGAAGTGTTAGAGTTTGATGTTCAACCGCGTCTCACAGCTTTAATGGAAGTTATAGATGAGACAGAACACAAAGTTATTATCTTTGTTCCATATAGGCACACAATTGAATTAGTAGCAAGATATTTAGAAGATAAAGGTATTACTAATAAGATTATTCAAGGTGACGTGTCAGCCACACAACGTGCTAATATCATTAACCAATTTCAAACAATGGAAGAACCAAGAGTGTTAGTGATTCAACCACAATCTGCATCACATGGTGTAACTTTAACCGCAGCTAACACAGTTGTATTTTGGTCTCCGGTGATGTCCGTTGAAACGTATCTACAATGTATTGCACGTATGGATCGCGTAGGGCAAGTAAATAAAATGACAGTAGTACATTTACAAGGTTCAGAAGTAGAGAAGAAGATGTATGCCATGTTACAAGGCAAGGTAGATTTACATACAAAATTAGTTGATTTATATCGAGAGGAGTTAGGAGCATGAGCGAAGAATTAGAACAACCGGTACATGAAAGTCCAAAGCTAGACGAAATGGTTAAAGCGTATATTGCCATTAGAACAGCTAGAGAAAACTTGTACAGGCAATATAAAACAAAGGACAATGAATTTAGTTCTGAGTTAACCCAACTTGAACAAGTAATGATAGACGAATGCAATGCTTTAAATGTAGAAAGTGTTAGAACTAATAACGGTACTATTACAAAGACAGTTAAAGAACAATTTGCATGTAACAATTGGGATGAGTTTAAGCAGTATGTTTTAGAACATGGCGCGCTAGAGTTATTACAACGACGCATCCATGATGGCAATTTTGCTGAGCACATGGCAAACCATGAAGGTGAAGGACTACCACCTGGTATTAGTTCAGTAAGAGCGTTTAGTGTAGTAATAAGAAAACCAACAAGTAAATAAGGAGAAGTATATGAGTACGGATTTAATTAGTCAGTTACAACAAAATTCATTAGCGTCACCTAATGGCCTTAACCAAGATACATTGGCTGTTGCAGGGCGCGCTAATAATAGAAAGATTTCAACGGAAGGTCGTAAGTTCACGATGCTTGTGAATGGTAACGAAGTAGCATCATCACCAGTAAATGGTGAAATGGATATTGTCTTTGTAAAGATGGCGCATACACCATGTAGAACTTTATATGATAGTACGTATGTTCCAGGCAAAAAAGCTAAGATTATCTGTTGGGCAAGCGATGCTAGAACGCCCGATCCCGAAGTTAGGAATAAACAAGCTGCGGCATGTAATCAATGTCCACATAGTATTAAAGGTGCTGCACAACAATGTAAGCTTACATGGAGAACTGCGGTAGTTACACCTAATAAACCTACTGAATTAATTCAATTAATTCTTTCACCTAAGTCATGTTTTGGTGATGAGGTTAATGGTGGTCGTCCGTTCCAAACATATATTAGATACCTAGCTGCAAGTGGTATTAATAATAACGCTGCGGTAACCAAGATGTATTTTGACCCAGCTGCTACGTATCAGAAGTTATTATTCTCACCAAGTGCGCCTGTGCCTATGGAGTTAATTCCAGTACTAACCGAATTAGCTAATTCAGAAGAAGCGCAGAACTATGTCAAACTTTCTATCTATCAAGAGAAGGAAGAAGAAGATATGTTAGCGGAACCAGTTGTCCCTAATGTAGCGCCGACAACAACCACTGCTCAGCCAACTGCACCAGTTGCAGATGTAATAGAACCAGTGTTAAGAGAATCAACTGTTCAACAACCGCAGGCACCTAAAGCTGATGTGAGTAGCATCATCAATAAGTGGGCTGCTAAATCATAAGGAGTTATCATGGCGAGACCTTATAGTGAACAATTTTTAATCAGCCTTCAAAAAGCTGACCCGACGAGGATAGGTGTACAACTAGGTAGAATTTGTGTAAAAGCAAATCTGCCTACCACCTACGTGGCCGAGGCCTTCAATGTATCAAGAATGTCTATACATAGTTGGTTCAGAGGTCAATATGTTAGAGAAAAGAATTACGAGAAGATAACTAAATTTATAGAGTTAATTAATAAAGGTATTGACAAGGGTATATTACCTGCTACAACGTCTACCGATGCTAAATACTTTATTCAATCTAAAGTTATCGATAAGATATAAAACGTAGTAGAATAGATATTCCTCCGTGATATTTGAAAAAACGCAATTTATTGCGGAGGCTTACTGTTGACTAAAAAAAGAGAAGGTCACTGCATATGATTAAAGAATTTTATAAGAAAGCATTGCCATCTACAGGCGTATATTGTGTGGCTACTATCGATCCGATAGCTAAGATCACTAAGCACAAATTCGTAGAAAACATAGATGAGTTAGAATCATTTGTTGAATCTAAGAAGGACTCGAAGACTAATATCTTTGTAGCACTTAGTTCATTCAATGGTTATAGTCGTAAGGCAGAGGAAGCTAAAGCAGTTAAATCTTTCTTTGTAGATTTAGATGTTGGCGAAGGCAAAGGATATGAGTCTAAAGAAGACGCCCTTGATGCTATCGATAAATTTATATTAGATAACGACTTGCCACCTCCAGTGAGAATAGATTCAGGGGGTGGAGTTCACGCATATTGGATTTTTGATCAAGATGTACCTGCAGCGGAATGGAAACCCTACGCTGAGAAGTTTAAAAACTTTTGCTTGACACACGGTCTGAACATAGATCCTGTAGTGACAGCAGATTTAGCTAGAATTCTACGTTGCCCAGACACGTTTAATCAAAAAACAGATCCACCACTTCCTACTAAAGTACTTGGTACTGATATCCCAGTATATTCATTTGAAGAGTTCAAGACTTTTTTAGGTGCAGTAGCACAAACGCATGACGATTTAATTGCAGCGTTACCCAAGACAGGACTTAGCGAAGATCAACGTAAGATGATGAAGTTGGATAATTTCCAAACTAAGTTTTCTGATATCGCTGTTAAGTCTTTAGAAGGTAAGGGATGTAATCAGATTAAGTTTATCTTAGAGAATGCAAAGACCTTGACGGAACCTATTTGGTATTCTGGGTTATCCATAGCACAACATTGTTCTGATCGTGACACTGCGATCCACATGATGTCTGAGGAACATCCAGGTTATGACAAGGAAGCCACTAATAGAAAGGCCCAAGCTACACAAGATAAACCACACTCTTGCGAAACCTTTAACAACGTTAATCCGGGCGGTTGCGAAGGTTGTCCGTTTAGAGGCAAGATAACAAATCCGTTAGCTATAGGTAAAGAACTACAAGTAGCACAACCTGTGACCGAAACGGTACTAGAAACTAAAACAGAAACAATTAACCAAACTACAAAAGTTACAACTAAGCTCAATGGGTTACCACAAGAATTACAACCTTTTGTCTACGGTAAAAACGGGGGTATCTATTATTTACCACCGCATGAATACGATGAGAACGGAGTACCGATCCCAAAAGATCCTATCATAGTTTCACTCTATGATATCTACCCTACGAAACGAATCTTTAGTGTTGCAGATGGAGAATGCCTGCTCATGAAGGCCATGCTACCGAACGATCCTGAAAGAGAATTCTTATTACCTATTAAGCATGTATATGCTATTGAAAAGTTTAAAGAAGCTATTGCAAGTAATGGCGTTTTATTTAATCCCGGAAACAAGGAGGTAGGATATCTTATGAATTACATAATTAAATGGGGTCAGTACTTAATGAACAAATCCGCTGCAGATGTTATGCGGATGCAAATGGGGTGGACACCAAACAGAGAATCGTTTGTCATTGGAGCAATTGAATATACACGAGACTTTAAAGATGTATCGTCTCCAACGTCACCACTATGTAGGGGTATCGCTAAACACTTAGCCCCTATGGGTAAGTACGAAGAATGGAAACTCGCTGCTAATAAACTTAATAAACCAAGTTTAGAACTACATGCATTCACAATGTTAGCAGGGTTTGGCTCCGCGTTAATGGAGTACACATCTACATCAGGGGTCACCATATGTTTAACAGGTGAATCAGGGGCAGCTAAGACAGGTGCTTTATATTCAGCACTAAGTGTATGGGGTAACCCGAAGGATTTATCTGTGTTAGACGCAACAGAGAATGGTATGACAGGTCGATACTTAGGCCTACATAATATTCCCTTTGGCCTCGACGAGGTGGGTAATATATTACCTAAGACACTGTCTCAACTGATACACAAGATATCACAAGGTAAATCAAAGATCAGAATGCAAGCCTCTGTGAATGCAGAACGTGAACACGAGATGTCAGCTTCATTGATTGCAATCTTTACATCAAATCATTCTTTATATGACAAGTTAACTACGTTGAAGAAAGATCCTAATGGTGAGGTAGCAAGGCTTATTGAGTTATCAGTGAGAAAACCGGACATATTTAGAGACGATGCAACACTAGGTCGTGAGATATTTGACTCGTTTAGATTTAACCACGGTTGGGCAGGACCAGAGTTTATTAAAGCAGTTTATAAGATAGGCGAACTAGAGATAAGTAAAATGATTGATAAGTGGTGTGCTAAATTCTCTAAAGATTTTGGTGAAGATACCGCATATCGCTTTTATCAAAACTTAGTTGCAGCTGCTATGACATCAGGCGAGATTACTAACGCATCAGGTATTACTGACTTTGATTTAAATAGAATTTATAAAAAGATTGTAACTGAAATGATTACTATTAAAGACAATGTAGTTAAAGTCAATAGTATAGATTATGAGTCAGTGCTTTCAGATTATATTAATAAGAATCAAACTGGCATCTTAGCATTCAAAGATAATAAGATTACGATGGAACCACGTACTGCCCTTGTTATTCGCGTAGAGAATGATGAAAATACAATGTGGATCTCTAAGACTGAGTTTGATAAGTATCTAGGTGAGATGACTATAAGCCGCAAAGAGCTTTTATTCCAGATGAAAGAATCAGGTATTCAAGTAGATGCGGGAAGAGATGTTAAGAAACGTATGAATGCAGGATGGAAAGACTTTGGTAAAGCAGCTACAAGTGTTTACAAGGTTAACTTGGCTTCACTTCCTGAAGCGATGTTAAAAGGACTAGATAGTGAGTCTCACTAAAGAACCTGAATGGGTATTTCCGTTTGAAGCAATGAGTGTTGGGGATAGTTTCTTTGTCCCCACCTTAAAGCCTTCGCCTATTATTTATGCAATAGAGACCGGTGCCAAACGTGCGGGGTGTGTAGCGAAAGCTTTTGTAACTGAGAAAGACGGATGCCTAGGAGTTAGGGCTTGGCGGATTAAGTAATTAGTCGCCGTATTCTTCGATGATTTGATTCTTAAGTTTCTTATTAAGATAAACACCATCAACAGAGTTTTTAATTCTTTCCATATGACCGCGATAGGATCTAGCTAAAGTATCAGGAGAAATTTTGTTACTTGGATATGATTCATTGTATCCTGCAATTTTATCTTTAATTTCCGCTAACATATCATCATCGCCATTAGACTTAGCTAAGAAATGTAGGTCTAGCAACGAAGTACGTCTTGAAGCAATTTTTTGTTCTGCTTTTTTCATAGATCCGGCTCTTGCATAAGCTTCTGACAATTCGGCATTAGTGAATCCAAAGATTTGCATGAATGCGCTGTATGCACTTACGTCATCAACAATAGGAGCACCGTTAGTTGTTGTAGCTCCTTCAGTTGCAAAGCGGAAAGCTTTCAGAGGATTACGTACGAATGAAGGTGTAACAGTTTCAAGACCTCTATATACTTGCCCTTCTTTCATAAGTGTAATTGCTCGGCCTGGATTTACGAACAAAGCTTGATAGGATGGACCAAAGAAATGTTCTATAAAGTATGGAGCAAATCCAACCTCTGCTAAACGTCTTGGATCATCGTGCCATACCATACCATTGAAACCTGTTCTCGATGCTATATCGATATTTGTTAACGCATTGAGTGGGCCTTTGTAGCCAATGTCGCCAACCGCTGATCGAACTGCTTCATCAAAATCAAATGGTTCATCGTCATCGCCAAACATAGCTGCAACCGCTGACGCAAACATGTTAGCCGCGCCATAAGTTGGTAAGCCTTGAAGTCCAGAGAATGCATAGGTCATGCCCAAAATACCAGTTAATTGTTTCTGTGCAAGTCTACGTATCTCAGGTTTTTCACCCTTAAATGCTAGATAGAACAAGCGAGCCACGTTATAAATCTGCGCCTGAGCAAAAGACTTAAACGTAAATGCAACCTTACCAAGACCGTTCTGGAACATACGAGGGCCAGCTTCTGATAATGCATGTGAATGTGTACGAGTTGTCATATCGATAGCTTCATCAATCGCAGCTTGTTCAGATAAACCATTTTCCCTAGCTAAATTAAATGCAGCAATTAATGTTACTTCTCTATTCATTCTTTCAGAATTCTGGAATATCCAACCTAAGCCAGTTTCAACCTTAGCTCTAGTACCTGTAAATTCTTCAGTAGTTCTACGTCTCATTTCTGTAAGTTCATAGCCTACACTGCGACGAATAGTAGAACGACTGACGGCATTGTGATACAAGTTATAATATTTATCTCCGGGTTTTAAATTAGCACCGAAAGTAAAATCAGGTAAGAACTTACGATTGACGTCTAAGCCGCCTTTAGTATATTGTGAGTATGCTTCTTTTAACATAGCACTTGCTTTAGTCCAGCCATATTTACCACCGAGCATAGGGAGTACTACCATAGGCACTTGAGTTAAGTTGACTACAGCAGAAGATACGTTACCTGCAATATGCCACATATAACTAAACCAGCTAGCTCTTGAAGAGATACTGTCAGCTACAGGGTTGTCAAGGAATTTTCTTTGGTCAATTAAGTTTTGAACAACTTGCGTTACAGGTACATTATCTTTTAGGTCTGGATTATTTAATCTGAAATCAGCTTCGTTCTTTTTAACTTCTGCCATAGCTTTATCAAGTAGTGGTTTATACTCAAGATTAGAAACTTGATGCGCTAATTTAGAACCTACGTCCGCATATCCACCTACAACATCTTTGATGTAACCCTCAATACCTTGACGAGTACGCATTTGTTGGCGTAAGGATTCATCAGGGAATGTATCTAAGTAAGTCTTATACACTTCATTAATTAAGTTTTCTTTAGCTAAAACAGAATCCGGATCATTAATATCTGAATCTATATTTTGATCTAGTAAATCAATAATACCTTTTACAAAACCTAATGGGGGCGTGTCTTTATAGTTTAATTCTCTTGTAAGTAGGCTAGTTGATATATCTTGACCATTAGCTTTTTGGGCTTCTTTAACTGCGATAGCTAATTCAGCCGGAGATTCTTTATGAATTACAACGCGCTCGCCATCTTTATCAAAGTAAGCTAATCTATAATTACCTTTACGTCTTAATGGCAAGTAGAATGAAATTTTTTCTTGTTCAAACCTTGTTCTTAATTGATCTGCAATAGATTTACCCGCAAAGAGTTCTACTTGTTTAATCATAGTCTCTCTAGCTTCGCCAAAAGCATCAGAGTATTCATAGGCTAGATCGCGTAAAGGTTTATCTATATTATTCCACGCAGCCATTAACTGATCATTCCAATTATCTTGTTCGTCTTTACCTTTTTTAGGATTAATACGAAGCGCTGTTAATTTATGTGCAACATCGTTAAATTTATCTATAACGGGTTTAGGATATTTTTTAAGTAACTCAAACCCTTTAAATACTCTGGCATCAACTTTTTGTCTGTAATCTTGTAATGCCCCAGCACGTTTATTGATAATATCTAATAGGTCATTTAACGCTGGAAGTTCTTTACCGTATAAATCTGCTTGTTGAGGTAATGATAAGAATGAAAGGCCAATAGCTCTAAGTCTATCTGGGATTGTAGAATAAACATTTCTTACATCTTGTGCTAATCTTGAGTTATATATAGGCGTGCTTTTAATTGTATTACCTACAGAGTCCATAATGCCACTAGAATTTTGCGGATCAACGGTAGTAGTAGGACCTACTTTAGCCATTTGAACTGCCGGTACTCCTGTAGCCTCCGCTGCTGGCGCAGCACCTCTTAACGAGGTACGCAATGAATGCAGAATCATATCTTGTAAGTCTGCAGTAGTAAATTTGTTAGGGTTGTATAGACCCATCTTAATTAGGAAATTCTTTACAGCGCCCACTACACGACGAAAAATAGTGTTCTCTGGCGAAGTTTCACCAATCCGTGCAAGCACTTCTCTTAAATAAGATTCAGAACCAGGTTTTAATTCAGGATACAAATTAGTCACGTGGTCATGTGCGGCAGTGACAACCGGGTCCATTTTGTTTAATTGGTTAACTTGGCGTAAAACTTGTTTATACATGGATTTACCAAGCATGCCTTCGAGCCCATGATGTTCTCCAACTTCGTGTAACAAGGTGCGTCTAGCATTTGCCGAAGTCATTCGGTTAGCGATGATATAAGACTTGCCTTTTGAGTAAGCACCTACTGCGTTGGGAGCGATACTAGATTGTATCTCAGCAGGTAATTGGTCTACTGAGTCTACGATGTTCAGAAGACCGCGCTTCTGTGCGGTTAATATGTTATTACCAAATTCTTTTTTCAAAGTATCAGTAATTGTTTGTGCATTTTCTTGCGTTGTAGGTATTTGTGCAGTAGGTTCTGCAGTTGTTATTTCTTGTGGTGTAGGTTGAGTCTCTTTAGCGAATCTTATGTCAGGGGATGTTTTATCAAATGTACCTATATTACCTGTGGCAGATTTAATTTGGTTAGGTTCAAATGCAACGGCTGTTTTTATTTCTCCATTATATGTGTTAATAACACCATCATATCCTTCTTTAATTAATTTTTGTTTATTAAAATTTTGATCGTCTTTTCCTATTCTAATAACTTTTGGATTTTTTAAAGATAGATACGCCGGAATAATATTTCCTGCTTCTTTGTACCCTGTTTCACTTTTTATATATTGGTCATAAGGTTTAAAACTAAACCACGTACCTTCTCCCATCAATGCTTTTTTAGTAGTATCAAATGTATCAAAATCAGCCGCTGTAGCATGATACATAACTAAAGGCTCACCTTTTTTATCTACAATTTTAGATGTATCAAACCAATTCTTAAAGTTTTTAACTCTATCAATCGGCACTTCTTCCGGTACTTGAGCTGTTGTTATTGGTTCTTTAGGTTTTAAAGAAAGCTTGTCTAGTGCAATTGACTGTGCCGCTTCTCGTCCATCAGTTGGTTCAACATCAGTTGTAACCCCAAGAGCTCCAGCTCCGAGATCTTCTGTAGTTCCTGTGGGAAGTCCTGGCTCAGCGGGTCGTCCAGGTACTTGAAGAGTTTCTCCAACTCTTGCGGTGTCAACTTCTCCAGCTCTGGTGATTGGAAGTCCATCTTGTGTCCTCATCTCCTGCACAGCAGGTTCTCTTTTAATTCCTACTATATCAGATTCAGGTGTAGGTTCAGGTATTGGAATAGGTTGTGCTTGCGCTTGAGCTCTTTCACTTAGTCTTTCAGGTATAGCTGTAGCAGCACCGAATGCACCACCAGCTATCGCACCACGTATACTAGATTCTAGTATGCGATTCCAGCCCTCTGAGTTAAATAACCCAGCATTCTTATTAATAAAGTTTTCGGCTTTTAAACTAATAGCTTCTTGCGCACCTTCAGTTAAACCTTCTAATGCAATAGACTCAGGAATAGCCGCTGTAATCTTACGAAGTAAACTTGGCTCCATGCCAGACTTCTCTAATACTTTTTCTACCAAGCCAATCTTAGCAGGCTTAGTTAATTTATTCATGATCGCTGCAGGAAACGCAGAATCTAGTCCAGCACTAATAGAACTAAATAACAATGCAGCAGCAGGTTCTAATTGACCAGAGGTGTCGTATATATTTTGAAATACTTCAGGAGCGTTTTGAGAATATGAACCTAGATAGACACCTAAGTTTTGACCGAGTGCTTGACGGCTTGCTACTAATTCAGCAGCTTCTTTTGTACCTAGACCTGCAGCTTCGGCAGCACCCATTGCCGCACGGCGGCCAACCATAGCACCTACGCCACCTGGTATTAACGCTGTTGCTAAGTTAGGAATTTGTTCGCCAATAGTTTCTACGCCGTATTTAAGTCCGGACATAGGCCCAGTAACTTCTTTATAGGATTGAACTTCAGGAGCAAATCTATTTTGAATTTCTTCTTGTGTCGCCGCAGCTTCTTCCATTTGGCGTTTAGCATAGTCATCAAAACCTAATGCCGTTGCACCAATAGCTGGGATAATATCACCAAACGCTGAACTTACTTGTTTACCACCACGTATAACAGCACGCTTAGCAGCTTCACCAAATGATAAATCAGGTCTAAGTTCTAGGTCTCTTTTTTGTCTAAAGGCCGGGATATCATTTTCAATAGCTGTGTTGATATCTTGTTCAGACATGTTGTCCGGAAAGTTTACAACTCCAAAGCCTGGTACGTTTACGCTTGGCATTTTAGAGCGGCATTATTCCTTTACCTGGCACATAGTTATATGTAGCGCCAGTTGTGCCCATACCAGGTTTTCTAATTATATTATTATAAACTTCGTTTTGAATAGCTTGTCTACCTTCAAGAAATTTATTATGATTTCTAGTACCTGGCGTTGAAGCTTCAGGACCTAATGTCTCAAGTAACGCTTTCATTTTTTCTTTGTACTCTGGTTGTTCAGGAACTAAAGGCCAAATCTTAGTGGCTCTTGCCGTAGCATCAGGTTGATCTTTCTGAGCCGCAGTAATTTCTTTGCCGCGTAAATCATAAATATTATCAAGCAGACGCATTTGCATATCGTTAGCCATCTTCTTATCAGCAATTTTTTCTTGTGAGTCACGAGCAAGTTGAGCATCACGACTGTCAACACCTTTAGAAGCAATCGCAAGTTGTTCGGCACGTTGTGCTTTAGCCATGTCATTTACTAATGTAAATCGTTTTTCTTCTAATGCAGCCATTTTATCTTGAGCGTCGCCATAAGATTTAACACCAGCTAAGGCTCCTTTACCAATATTAACTAAAGCAAAAGGTGATGTACCTGAAGCTATATTTAATCCTGCTTCTAGCATAGCCATACCTGGCGCTCTGTCTTCCATGCGTTGAGAACGAGCGTCCATCTTTTCCATTCTTGCTGCTAACTTAGCTTGCATCGGATCTTCGCCTACAACATCTCTAAATTCTTTAGCATAATCAGATAGGCTCTTAACGCTTTCTCTTGTACCGCCTTTAGGAGCATAGATATCTCTAATAGCTTTTTCTTTTTCTTTAGCTAAATCTCTTTGTTTATCCATAGCTGCTTTATCCGCTGATTGTTTTAATGCTGCTACGGAAGTAGGGGAATCTGGTCCTCCACCAGTTGGATAATTTTCCGCTGGTCTCATCGATTCATTAATTGCATTCATGCGGTCATAGTCTTGTTGAGTAGCTTGATTTTTAGACGCTTTTAATCTTAGTCTAGCGTACTCATCAGCTAAATCAGTTCTAGGCATGCCACTAATAAACGGGTTCATCGAACGTTGATTTTCAAAAGCTCTAATAGTGTCTTGATCTGGGTTAGGACCAAGTAATCCGTCGCCATAAACATTATATTCTTCACCAAATAGTTTCATAGATTTATAAGGATTTTTATATTCTTTTACTTCGCCACCATACAAACTAGGATTAACGTAGCTACCATCAGGTCCAGCAAAGCCTTTAATCTCACCACCTGTTTTTCTAGAAAGAGCTGAGTGTTGAGCGCTTGTATTGGCTCCACTTGGATTTATTGAATATGCTGGAGCAGTTGGAGTATATCCAGGTAAATACTGACTAGGGTTTCTAGCATAGTAATCTTCAAAATCTATGCCCTCTAATACGCTAGAAGGAACTCCTTTTCCTTGAAATGCGCCAATCATTTCAGGGTCTCCGCCAAATGCTCCTGACATCATTTTACTAAATACACGGAAACCAGGATTTACATTTGGTGAGTCACCTGCCATACCAAATCCTGTTACAAGCTTTTGAACTCCTTCAGGCCTTCCAGAAATATCATATTTACCGCCGCCTAAATTAAGTGAAGGGAGCCTATCCAAATTTAATGACGCTTGATCTTTTCCGTAATTAGAAACATCGCCACCATCATCAAACGCTACGATACCGCCCGCTGCCATGCCTTGACCACTAAACATCTCATCGGGTATAGGAAGACCTGCAACACCTTGTTCTGCTACTGGAGCTTGTTGTGGTGACATTGCTGCAATACCTTGTGGTTGCGGTTGAGCTTGTTGTCCTAAGTCTTCTGCTACACTTGATTGAGGTGCTTGTTGTGCTTGATATTTAGCACGCATATCTTTACGGCGTTGTAATTCTGATAATGCTAAATAGCTAGGAACATTACCTGTAGGATTTTGAACATAACCAATTAGTGCATCATCTGGTACACTTTTTAATTCATTTTGTAATTTAATAATGTTCATAATTATCCTTTACCTAATACGTTCGCTAAACCAAGACCCGCTAAACCTAAACCACCAATTTGAGATATGGTTGAAGGTTGTGGCGTATATTGAACTTGAGTTGAACCCAATGCTGCGGCATTACCACGAAGAATATTACTGAGGTATTCAAGTTGTTGTTTTTGATAGTTCTGTTGTTCTTGGAATGTTTGATATTTAAGATCATTAATTTGTTGTTGAAGTGCTTGTTTTTCGCCTTCAGTAGCAGCTTGTGCTTTAAGTCTTTCAAGGTTAGCAGTCTGTGTAGCTGCAGCAACAGCGGCTTGTTTACCTGATGCATCAATGCCTGTAGTAAGACCCGCAAGTCCAATGTCTTTACCAAGACCTGCTTGATATTGTTGAGCTTGTTGACCAAGTTGTGCTGCTTGCATACGACGTGCTTGATCACGTTCAAATTGTTGTTGAGCGCTTTGAAAGGCAGATTCTTGTCCTTTAGCCCTAATATCACCAATATTTAAGTTAGCACCTCTTTCTTGTTCAGCTTGTAATAAAGCTTGACGGGCTCCGCCAAATGTACCACGACCAATAGAACCTAATGCTCCGGCTGATTTAGCTAAGTCTCTTTGTTTTTCAGCTTCACGAACTGCAATGTCTGTAACGCCTGTTTGATATGGAGACATATAATATGAAGCTGCAGGAGCATCAAATGTTCCCCCTGAAATAGCCATAGGGTTGTAACCAAATGCTTGACCTAGTCCAGCACCTGCTGCACCAAAACCCATTGCTTGACCAGTACCTAATCCTGTAGCAGCTGTACCAAAACCACCTGGCAATGTTAAGCCGCTTACTTCTCTTTGTATAGCTTCTTGTCCTGGAGTAAATCCTGCAATTCTATCGCCCCCATAAGTAGGCATTGGTTTAACACCCGTAACATTACCTGCTGCATCAGTAGCATAAACATTTTTACCTGTTTGCTTCATTAACTCTTGGTAGTATGGCTGTGCGTATTCAGGTAAGTTGGTAGAATACGATGTAGAAGTTTGTGGGCCACCACCACCGCCACCTGAGCTTCCACCATAAAAGGTAAATGCTTCTACTAGGTTAGTTACCCAAGTAAACAAGTTAAATAATTTCATAAATCTTTCTCCACAACGTATCTTACAGTATTAAAATTTGATTTGATTTTATATAGCCTAGCCTGCGCCTCTTGAGCCCACGCGCTTGCTTTTGTTGCACCTTGCAATTTAGCCCATGTTTCTACTTGGCCAAATGTTTCGTTATTTACAATGCCATGACCACCTAATGCTGTTATAAACATCACTCTATCATTAGGACGATTTATAAACTCTACGGTCATAGCTCCGTTAAGTACACCTTTTTCATCAACAGATACTAACAACGTTTGTTCATTTTTACCCAATAATAATTTTAATTGGTCTAGAGTAAAGTCGCCTTCACTTACATTAATTGAAGCATTTAAATATTCTTTTACATCTTCCCAAACATTATATATGTTATTGGGCGCTACGATTTGTACGGTGTTCATGCAGGCATGTATTTTTCAGGTTTAATTTCTTTACCTTGTTTTTTATTTCCTGTTCGAGCGTGTCTTACTTTATCTAACATTGCATATAATCTTTTTGAACCTGCTTTAGATGAACCATTACCTAAATGACTAACAACGTCTGCTGGTATTACAAATTCGCCATCGGCTAAACGAGCGGGTTGTTTACCTTCTATTGTAGCAGGGATTGAGTCAGACATACCATCACCTTGACCGTCTAAATAACCGCCTTTAGCCATAGGTATATTTAGTGCACTTTTAACTCCAGGAGAGGCATTGTTAAACTGTCCGCCTGTTATAGCCTTATTCATCATAAGTGCTAACATATCATTCATGATAGGAGGATTTGAATTAGGTTTAAAATCTGCAGCTGTAAATTGCCTAGGAGCATTTACATTAAGTGAAGGAAGTCTGTCTAAATTTAATGCCGCTTGGTCTTGTCTGTAATTAGATATATCACCGCCTTCTGCATAACCTCGCGGTGCATTCATACCAGCAAAATAAGTTGGGCCTATAGCAACGGACGGATTAAAACTTGGTGCCATAGGTTGACTAGGTGCTAATGATCCTAAACCTTGTAGACTTGGTTGACCTTGTTGCATTGGGTCAGTGCCTCTAATTTGTTTAACAATAGATGCTTCAATGGGGTTAGTAGGTTGGTAGTTAGGATCAGCTCTTAAATTAGCAGTGACTTTAGCAATCAGGCTATCATTACTTTGATCTGGCATTTGACCTTGTGTCATTGGCGCATTTCCTTGCATACCTTGTGTTGGCTGCATAGCACTTTGTATCATTGCTAAATTACCAGCTCCTGCATTTGGATCCATCGACATATCCGGGGATAAACTTGGTAATCCTAATGCATCTTCTTTATTAGAGTCTCCACCATCAGCAAAACTTACTGGGCCACCCATAGCATAACCTAGTGTCTGTGCTTGAGTCATAGCTTGTTCACCTGCAAGATTATTAAGACGTCCTAATCCAAAACCTGAAAGTCCTGGAGATATGGTAGGTTGATTGTCTGGTGTGCCATATAAATCTCTAATACCGCCTGATTGAATTGTACCGCCTGTAGCATATAAACGAAGACCTGTATCACCAGATAAATTCAATGTTGCATTTGGATCATATCTTTGTTTTCTTTTAGCTTCGTCCATATTAATAGGTTCACCATATAAATCAGAAGGTTCTAGACCACCTAATAATGCGCCGCCTACGGGCAGACCAATTTTAGTAGCCGCTTGAAAATTAGTTAAAGGTTGGGCTCCATCTACAGCGTATGCATTTTTAAAAGCATCAAATGCACCTGGTTTGCCAGTAATAAGATCACCAGCTCCTCTACCTGCATTAGATAGTGCTGTGAGTTCTTTATCTAAAAAAGAACCTGTATTAGGTAATGCGCCCCCTGTTTGTTGAACAGTATTCATTGCAGATTGTAACGCAGGATTCATAACTGTTTTATTGGCTAATCCTGTGTTTATATTGTAGCCTTGATTAATAAGATTATCTATTCCTGCGCCTTGAGTAACGGCTTGTTTACCGCTTTGCAATAAAGAAGGCACATATCCACCGCCGCCTTGAGCTGCTGCTCCTGCTGCCCCAGTTGACATATTACCCAACCCAAACGATAAATTAGAACCACCTATACCGCCTAATCCGCCCATAAGACCACCCATTAACGGATCTTTGCCTTGAACTTTAGCGAGAACGCCTCCTGTTAAAGCACCAGCTAATAAAGGCTGCATAGCAAAACCAGCGCCTGGGAACATAGCCCCAGCAAACATAGGAAGTAGTGAACTAAATACTCCACTTAAACTAAACGCTTCAGGAAGGCCTGTATCTGGGTTTATAGTTAAAGAACCGCCTTGAGACATAGCTAGACTTTGTAATCCTGCTACTTCTGTGGGGTTCATGTGAACGAGCATTGAATCGCCGTTACGGCCTAATGATGCTAATCCCTGAGATGTTTGATATGCCATAATTGAGTCCTTAAATATATGCTAATAATATCATGTTTCTAATGCCTTATGCTACTGTAATTGTAGGCGCTATGCCTGTTATTGTTACTGCTGAAGTCGGTACCACGTTGCCACTTAATACTCTCGGTGCTACACCCACTAAGTTAACTGAGCCTACTGGGGCATTAACGTTGCCTGCTAAAACAATCTTTAAAACGCCGTTATCGTTATATACCGTGCCTACTCTTTGACCTATTGCACTGGTGGGCAGTGCTAATAAAGTTAAACTATCAATGACTATAGGTGTTGTAGAGTCTAGCTGGCGAAAATAAGTATTAAGCGCCCGTATAACTTGGTTAAAGTATTCAGGATCATAAGTACTTGGTGCTAACGGTAGTGAGGGTGATGAAAATAGCTTTAAG